TGCTGCTGAAATAGGACCAGCCGTACTAGAGATGGTTGACGAGGAGACCAAAGAAGTGTTTACCTACGGTCCAGTTAACGACATTCTTTGGGATGCTGGAGCGTTTGATTGGGATGACGAAGCTAGAAACTGGGAATTTGACCAGCTTACAGCAGAAGAAGGTTGGTACTATACATTAAGTGACGATGGTAATTATTTTATCATAACATTGCTTTCAACAATAGGATTAAGAGAAGGAGCTAGATATAGCTTTGAGATAAAAAGCGACACGGCGGTTTTATACAGAGATGCCATGTTCGTGAGTAACAGGGGTGGGGTTACTGAAGTATACAGCTACCCAAATAACTACGTTTCAGCTTCAAGCGGTAGCGATCAGTACATGATTTTATAATATGGCAAAGCATACAATAAGAACAATTAAAACACCTCAGCAGCCTAAGCAATACAGGGATAGCGTTAGACTGGTTAACCTCAGCGGCTATCAGGCTCCAGAGATCGTTGAAGATGATCGTAAGGACTGGGTGCTTTATACATGCGGAAGTGATGGGCAAGATTACTTTGAATCTTTAATAGAGAAGTATCTAGGAAGCCCAACTAATGCCTGCTGTATTAACGGTATAACAGAAATGATATACGGCAGAGGGCTTAACGCTACTGATAGCAATGAAAAGCCTGAGATGTACGCTAAGATGAAGCTTCTGCTTAAGCCAACCTGCATGCGTAAGCTTGTGAATGATTACAAGTTGCTAGGGCAGGGAGCCGTTCAGGTAATATACAACAAAGCAAAAACTGCTATAGTTCAAGTACGTCACTTCCCAATGGAAACTCTTAGAGCTGAAAAGGCTAAGAATGGAAAGGTAGAGGCATACTACTATCACCCTAAATGGGCTGAACTTAAACCTAGCGACAAGCCTAAACGCATTCCAACATTTGGAAATGGAGGTAAGTCTGATGCTATAGAATTATACATATTTAAACCATATAAATCAGGATTCTATTACTATGCTCCTGTTGACTATAATGGCTGTCTTCAGTATGCTGAACTTGAGGAAGAGGTTGCAAACTATCACATCAACAATATTCAGAATGGTTTACAGCCCTCTTTGTTGGTTAACTTTAATAATGGAATCCCTAACGAAGAGACTCAAGAATTAATTGAGAGAAAAATCTATGATAAATTTAGCGGAAGCTCAAATGCAGGCAAGTTCATACTTACGTTCAACGAGTCGGCAGAGGACCAAGCGACTATTGATCCAATTCACCTACCTGATGCACATGCTCAATATCAATTCTTGGCGGACGAATCAAGGGAGAAAATAATGCTTGGACACAGAATTGTGTCTCCTATCCTTTTAGGTATCAAAGATAATACTGGCTTTGGTAACAATGCTGAGGAGCTTCGTACAGCTTCTATTATCATGGATAACATGGTTATCAGGCCATTCCAACAACAAATCATTGAAGGACTAGAAGAAATTCTAGCCTTTAACAATATATACCTTAACCTATACTTCGTAACTCTACAACCAATTGAGTTCACAGAACTAGACAATATCTCTACTAAAGTTAAGAGAGAAGAGGAAACAGGTGAGAAGCTTTCTAAGCAAGAGCCTGAGGAGCTGTCTGATCTATCTGACGAAGAGTTTGAAGATTTATTTGAGCAACTAGAAGACTATGGAGAAGTTGTTTCTGATGAGTGGGAGTTGGTATCTGCTGAAAGAGTAGATCTAGCCTCTGTATCAGAAGATGATGCTAAGCCATCTAAAAGCTCAACTCAAGACAATAAGGGATACAAGGTTCGTTACGCATACATGCCAATGAGAAAGTCTCCTGATAGCAGAGCATTCTGCACCAAAATGGAGTCTTTAACAGAGAAGGATATTGTATTTAGACTAGAAGACGTTAATCAGATGTCTTTTAGAGGAATTAATAAAGAATTGGGCCATCAAGGCAGAAACTACTCTTTATTCAAATATAAGGGAGGAAAGAACTGCCACCACTTCTGGGAGAAACGAGTATATAAAAAGAAAACAAGAGTAAGCGAGGATGAGGCTTTGGCTGAAGGTTACACTCCGCCAAACAACCCCTCTGAAGTGCCAGTAGCACCAAGAGATATGCCCAACAGAGGAGCTTACCCAACAAGCAAATAATCATGGCACAGAAGGCTTTATTTGTAACAATACCAGACATTAAAAAGAAGTCAATTATCAGTGGAAATGTTGACCCTGATAAGATTGTGCAGTTTGTTGAAGTAGCTCAGGATACACACATTCAAAATTATCTTGGCGGTAAATTATACAATAAGTTACAGCAGTTGATTGTTGATGAAGAGATATTTCTTTCTGCAAACGCCAATTATTTACACATACTAGACAGCTTTATTAAGCCCATGCTAATTTGGTATACGCAAGCAGAGTACTTACCATTCTCAGCGTTCCAAGTAAGCAATGGTGGAGTTTATAGACATATTAGTCAAAATAGCGAGTTGGCCTCTGTAGAAGAGATTAACATGCTTACCAGAAGAGCCCTAGAGACAGCAGAATTCTATACAAGAAGATTTGTTGACTATATGGACTTTAATAGCGAACTATTCCCAGAGTACACCTCAACGGCTAACGAAGAGATGCACCCTGATAGAGATGTAAACTTTGGTGGAATTTATTTAGGCTAGTATGGGTTACAAAAGGGGTAGATATACACCAAAAGAAGAAAACATAAAGAAACTAAACGAGTTTTTAAAGAAGATAGAAAAAGGTAAAACAGAAAAAACAAAAAACAAATAACATGGCAAGCTTACAAGGCAACAAAATTAAAGACACTTATCAGTCGGTACTAAAGACTACTGACAACGCTGCCCTTGATGCAGATGGTAAGGTAATCACAGATGGTGCTGGAAACAGCACTGGTATTACTCTTGATACTCAAGGAAATCTTTCAGCAACTGGTACGGTGGCTTTTGGTTCCCTTAAAGATACAAGTGAAGATATAACCATAACCAAATTCGTAGATGAAGCGGACGGAATTGCTAATAATGATAATGACAGTAGCATTCCTACTTCTGCTGCTGTTAGGGATTATGTTGACAGCTATGTTACTGCTCAAGACCTTGATATTAGCGATGGAAGCAATACTGGGAGTGTTGATCTAGATAGCCAAACATTAACTTTCTCTGGAGATTCTGGAGTGGCTCTTTTGGTTACCGATCAAACAGTTAGTGTTGATTCTTCTAACTTGCAGGCTGCTGATTCTTTATTACAAGCAAATATTGATACTGAGGAGGCTGCTCGTGTTGCTGCTGACAACACCCTACAAACAAACATCAATTCTGAAGCATCTGCTAGATCCGCTGCTGACACTGTACTACAGTCTAACATTGACTATGAGGCCTCAACAAGAGCTACTGCTGACACAACTCTTCAAGGCAATATAGATACAGAGATTGCTAACAGAATTAGTGCTGATCAAGCACAAGCATCTGCTTTAGACACAGAGGAGGCTGCGAGAATTGCTGGCGATACTGCACTGCAAACAGAGATTGACGATGAGGCTACAGCGAGAGCTGCTGCTGATACTGTTTTACATGCTGAAATTGATGCTGAATCTTCTGCAAGAGCTGCCGCTGATACCACACTTCAGTCTAATATTACTGCTGAGGCATCTGCTAGAACAAACGCAGACAACACTCTTCAATCTAATATCACTGCTGAGGCCACTTCTAGAGCCGCTGCTGACGTTATTTTACAAGATAACATTGATGCTGAAGCTGCTACTAGAACAAGCGAAGATGCTGCTCTTCAGGCTCAGATTACGTCTAACGACTCTGATATTAGCGGTCTTACTTCTAGAATGACCACCGCTGAGACTAACATCTCAAGCAATGACACTGACATCTCTGCTTTAGACACTAGATTGACTACAGCAGAAGGAAATATTACCTCTAATGATTCAGACATATCTGGACTAGACACTAGACTTACCGCTGCTGAATCTAACATCACTTCTAACGATTCTGATATATCAGGACTAGATACTCGTTTGACCGCTGCCGAAGGCAACATCACATCAAACGATACTGATATTGCAGATTTAGATACTCGCATCACCGCCGCTGAGGGCAATATTACTTCTAACGACTCTGACATTTCAGGTCTTGATACAAGACTTACTTCAGCCGAAGGCGATATTACAACACTACAATCTGACTTGGCTACTGCTGAGTCTGACATCACTAGCTTAGGAACAAGCAAGCAAAGTGTTTCTGAAAAGGGTCAAGCTAACGGATATGCTTCGTTAGACTCTAACGGAACAGTTCCTACGTCTCAATTACCTGAATCTGTAACAGGAGCGTTAATATTTGAAGGACTTTGGGATGCTTCAACTAATACACCAACACTTCCTGATCCAACTCTTCACAAAGGAGACTACTATAAGGTAAGCGTAGAGGGTGTTTATTTAGGAGAGACTTTCCACGTTGGAGACTGGGCGGTATCTGATGGTATTGCTTGGCAACACATTCACACGCAAGAAACCGTATCTGATGTATTTGGTAGAACAGGATCTATTACAGCTCAAGAAGGCGATTATAGTGCTTTCTATCCACTACTTTCTGACTTGGCTGCTACAGATGCTAATGTACTTGCAAACACCACTAAGTTAGCAGGCATTGAAGCTGGGGCTGACGTAACAGATGCAACAAATGTTGCTGCTGCTGGAGCCATGATGACCAATGTGGCTTCTATAGCTGACCTATCTGACGTTGCTGGAACTCTGCCAATTAATGGTCAAGTATTAGCATACAACGGTGGAACTGGAACATGGGGTCCTGTAGCTGCTGCTTCTGCTCCTGTTGATTCTGTTAACGGACAGACAGGAATTGTTACCATTGATGCCGATGACATTAACGATGCGGCTACAACTAATAAGTTTGTTACCTCAGCAGATATTACTAAGCTAGGAAACATCTTCGTTAGCCAACTAGTAAACCTAGATACCTTAGAGTCTGACGTTGCAACTAACAACGCTAAGATTTCTTTTGATTCTACTAGCAGCACCAAGCTTGCTGGAATTGAAGCTGGTGCAGATGTTACTGATGCTGCAAACGTAACCACAGCTTTAGGTTCTATTTCTGTAACCGCTCACTCAGATGTAACAAGTGCAGGTTCAGGTGCAATCATTACCTCAGCAGAAAGAACAAAGCTTCAAGGCATTGAAACTGGAGCTGACGTAACTGATACTGACAATGTAGTTGCAGCTCTTACAGCAGGAACCAACATCACTATTGGAGTAGATGGTACAATCAGTGCAACTGATACCAACACTACTTATACTGCTGGATCTGGATTGAGTTTGACAGGTACATCGTTTAGCCACTCAGATACTTCTTCTGCTGCTGATCTTACCGCATCAGGAAGAAGATATGTAACTGGATTGACCTTTGACGACTTTGGTCACATTACAGGATACACTA